GGATGGAATACGTCTGAAGGTAAAACCTTCAAACGCGTTCCTTTACCTAGTACAATCTTCGATACACATATTGTGCCGAAGACGTTGGGCTGGGCAGGCGGTCCGTCGACTAGACAAGCATCTTATATGCTTGCTGTTGGTCAACTACGCAAATGATTACTTAATCTTTAAGGAGATAGTATGTTACCCTCTGATATTACACTAAACACAAATACCTACGCGTTGCAAACGCAACGCGCTAATTCTTCAGTTCGTGGTGATTCCGCGAGACCTCTGGAAACTCCAGTTACTCTTGAAATCGCACACGAAACTGCTAAGAATGGGCGTGTGTCTAGTGTCATCATTCTCTCATCGCATGAACTAGTTGCTGGTGCGTCACTTTCGTGCCCCACAGCTCCTATTTCAGATGCGTTAAGAGTTCAATTTAAAATGCAATACAATCCAACTATTGGACGTACTGGCATTGACGCTGAAATTCTACGTCTGAAGACAGATCTGATTAGTTTTATCACATCTGCTGATTTCGATAGAATCGTAAACCGAGAGGTATAATTATGCCTCTCGTATATCAACGTCTCATTGTTGGTGCTATAACTGTCATCCTAAGTCTATTTGGTATAGACATCGGTATTGACACTTATTACAGTTAACCTTCAATGGTAAATTATTGGGTATAGTCTCTCCTCTCTTATTGATAAGTAATCATGGAAAGGAATTTAATTATGACTTCGAAAAGCCACATATCCTTATGGATCATGTTTGCACAATCCTGTAATTTACATCACCGCAGCCTTTTGTTTGCTATGACTAATAGCAAAGCAAAAGGTCCTTTATTCCATACGAATCAACTTCCTCAACTCGCGAAATCTTTAGATCTAGCTTTAGAGGTCGGCTACCTCGATTTGTCGACAACGTTCTTTAAAAAACGTTCAAACAAGTCGAAATTGCCATCTTTTATGTATGAACTATTCATCAAGATTTTCTTTGATGATGGTTATATACGTGAAGATGCTTGTCCGGTTGCGATAAGGGATATACGACAACTTTGTTATCTACATTATAAGTTTATTTCCGATTTCAGTGATGAAACACGTGATGAAGCTTATAAAAAGTTTATATCTACAGATATGTTGGTACAAGACCAATTTTCTGATATTCAGATTGATTCTATCAAGTCTGATTTTAGATCTTTACTTCCTGATAATCCTATGGATATTAGGTGTAGACATTCAAATGGCGCTACTGCTGATAAATTTAATAATATTGATCGTAAGTATACGAAAAGATCACTTCCCTTAACTAGGGAGCTATCTTTCTTATTCTTTAATACGCATACTCACGCCGAGGCGTGGATGCGTTCGAACAAGATTATTAAGGCCAATCCTACTTCACGATTCACGTTAGTCCCTAAGGACTCGCGCGGACCGAGAGGTATCTGTATAGAACCTCATGAACATATGTTTGTTCAACAGGGTCTTATGCAGAAACTGTATGATCATATAGAATCAATATCACCCGCAAAGGGTTATATTAATTTCACAGATCAAGGTACTAACCAAAAGTTAGCATACCTGGGCTCCATAGATCGTTCGTATTGTACGATTGATCTTAAAGATGCATCAGATATGGTTAGTTGGGCACTTGTCCAACAGCTACTACCAGATGATTGGTTGCACGTAGTTACTATGTGTAGATCAGCCATCGTTTCAGTTAATGGGACTATAATCGAACTCAAGAAATTTGCACCAATGGGGTCAGCTTTATGCTTCCCTATTGAGGCCATGATCTTTTGGTCGATATGTCGAACAATAACTGATCGTGTATGGGTCTACGGCGATGACATTATCGTTCATAATGAAAATTATGAGCGTGTTGTTAAAGCACTTGAGTCATATGGCTTAATCATTAACCGCGATAAATCACTTCACCAAGGATTCTTTAGAGAATCGTGTGGATCAGAGTATTACCGTGGACATGATATAAGTTATGTCAAGTGCAAGTCGTATGATCTTGAGAACTATATTGCATTTGCTAATAATGTTAGCTATGCCTATAATCAAAAACTCGCTGATAACATAGTGAAACTGTATGAAGAACATACTAGTCTAATTATGTATCGCTAGCCTATTAGTAACCGTTCTAGAACGCAAACACTAGTATATTATACTAATGATTGTTGTTCCTCACACGTTTTCTTTAAAAGGAAATGGTGTAAGGATCTACAACGCTACTATATTAGGCGATTATCGTTAGTTCCGAAGACTGATAAATCGACCCGTACCTGTCTTAGTGATGGGTATGATGATCTATATCTTTGGTTACTGGGGAAGTGTTCTTCTTCACCAATCGAAGATAAGATCTGGTCTTTGACTCCTTCGTATTTACGAGATTTTAGTATTATTGATGTAGATCAATATACTATAGCTCATAGTAGGAAGAGAATCAATTTACCAGGTGCACCTAGTGCACTCACGGGAATTGTGAAAACCCGGATAAAATTCACATGGGCCTCTTTTGAGGTGGTTCTTTAAGAACGACTAGGCGACATTGCTTTGCATATAGACGTCAAGTCCTTCATATTCATTATTGAATAGTAG